TCATTGAAATACCGCCATGACCTTGCCATCAACAATTGATATTGTCCGAATTTCGGGATCACCAACAGGAAGCAGAGTTTCATCGAGATAATAACGTTTTGTTTGATCCGCTAATATGCGGCTTGTTATTCTTATTTTGGCACCAACCGCAAATACTGGTACACAATCTTTAACCAAAATTTCGGTAGAATCATCTTGTCCGGAACCCAGAGCATATTCGATTTTGATTTCTTCCGAGATGTCCCAATCTGTTGCATTTGCGTGAGGCGCAATTGATGGATATTGAATTTCCCCAGCCTTCTTTATATAGACTCTATTATTATCAGGGTCGATTACCGGTGTGCCTTCTGAATAAGGCGGATCGTGGTTTTCCTGCCATTGTTCGTAATTAATTGAATCAATCCTTACAATATAAAAACCATTGCCTACATATTCCGGCGAAGTACTTGCAGCATAAGGATCTTGAAATGTCGGGGCGACAATGATCTTGGCCCAAAGTGTAGTAGCAGTGTTTGCGCCGCCTGAACCTCCATATCGTACAACTGCTAACTTTGTACCTGTACCTTCTTGCTTATAGAGAATTACCGCCGAGCCTGTTGCAGCACTTTCAAGCTGCGTTACATCACCTTCCTTAATTTCAGCATACAGATGACCTTCATCAATTATATTAAGATATACAGGCGTGAATCCTGAAACATATGCCCTGCCTATGCAATCTATTCCGATAGGTTCTGCCGTAATAACAAACCTGCCACTGGCGTGATCCGTTTTAGATGGAGTTACACCCGTCAAAACTGTCGTTTGCTTAAAGCTTACGGTTGTCGCATCAATTTCGCTGCCGCCGATACCAAGAATATTCAGACGGTCAACTGCTGCACCGGTCGTATTTTTTATATAAACCATATTTACAGGCAGCTGCTTGCCGGTTTCCGATGTGAGATTATTTTTTCTATTGATGTAGTCCTGAGCAGCATCGATCATTGCATTATACGCTGCTGCCGGAATCTTCAATCTCTCTCCATCGCGGACTTTTCTAAATGCATCACCCATTAAGCACCTAAACCTAAAGCGGCAAAATCTCCTGATTCATAAACCTGATGAACATATACAGCTTTTGGAATTTGAATCAGGCAATTCTGGTCAGTTGCTTTTTCGTATCTGACCCAGAGGTACTCCCAGCCTTTTTTTTCGATGCCGGAGATTGAACCAATCGTAATATTTGTTTTATTCGGGCTCGCAGCGAATTTGAAATTAAGTTCATAATCACCGGTTCTGCCATGTTTCGATCCCGATGCCCCCATGAACAATACTTCGCCGGCTTCAAAGCCGTGCCAGGGCTGTGAATTTACCTTACTTGTTAATCTAAAAACGGATGTTTTAAATGCTGTACTGATAAAATCGCGGGCTATGCGTTTTGTCTCATTAAAATTAAAAACCGGAACAATAATATCGACACCATTGACAGAATTATCATCGACATTGATTGCCCCTTTAAAATCAGGCGGATTATCGCCATACGATCGAACTACCAGCGGTGCGATTGTTTGAGTGATTTTTTGAGTTCCGCCGCCCGTATCAAAACTATATTCGATATCATCTGTTTCTCTGCTGTTGTATCCATAATATACGGTGCCAATCCATATGTTATCAGCTATCTGCTCAACATCGAATCCTGCCCGCGGTATTAGGGCCTGGCCCCACTCTGCTGGGGCATTTTCTTCAAGGCATAAAATCGCCTCGCCATCATCGCCAGGAACATTGAATTGTTCCGGCGGTGTAGCTGCATCCGGCATTATAATATATTCAACCGTTGCGCTTCGGGTATTACCGCCGGTTCTTTTTCTGCCTGACCATCTTTCCTGGATACACAATGCCATTACTAATCCCCGAACTCTACCTCGTTGCCATCCATATTATCAGCCATTTCTTCTGTTGCCTCGGCAGTTCGAGTTGTGGCATCAGCTATTTTTTGCATAACGCCTCCTGCCCCAATTTGGCCCAGACCAAATGCACTAAATGTTCCCGCTGTCGATGCCTTAGTTAAACCGGTATTAGCCTCCCAATCTTTTTGTGGCAGTGGCAATTTCCCCTTGGGCTGCACAGGCTCTTTTGCTTTTGCAATTGCAGCATTGAATTCTTCTTTTGTTTTAGCAAGCTCATCAGCAACACCCTTTTTACCTGCGTTTATGCCATCAATAGTATTTTGCAGACCTTCTTCTACATACTGATTCGCTCCGGCTAAACCTGAATCAAATTGCTCTTTGGCACGTTTTCGTTTTTCGTTGCGAGCTTTGTCAATTTCGTCAAGTTCAGTTTGTGTTTCTTTTTCAAGCTGAAGTCTTTTTGCAGCGGCATCCTTTTCGGCCTTCTCTTTTGCAGCATTTGCATTGTCGCTGCGCTCTTGCTTGTCACCGGCAAGCATATCATCCATTTGCTTTTTGGCTGCACCTTCATCGAAGTTAGGATCACTAAGTTTTTTCCACCAGATCCAGACATTCATTAATTTTTTTGCAATCCAGTCTATTGTGTTTCCCCAGAATTGCTTGAAGCCTGCCCATGCTTTTTTAAATACCTCAACCGTTGTAATCCATGCACCTTCCAGAAATGCACCAGATTTAACCCACGCTTTCTGTAAGAAAGCAAGAGTCTCGATCCATGCAACCTGAATTCCGTAAACTGCCGCATCCCAACCAACTGCAATTGAATACACCGCCGAATACCATATTTCCATAATTGCAAGTTTTATGCTGTACCATATTCCAAGCATCCATTCTTTTGCACGTAGCCATTCCATTTTCACAAATAGCCATGCAATTCGAGCAGCCAAACCAATATCACCTTTTGCAAATGCTGCAGCGATACCACCAATTGCGTTTGTTGCATCTTCTTTTAAGGTATTAAAACAACTACCAAGCCAGTTGAGCATCTTGCCGCCTAGTCCTGTCATCCAAAGCAGTGCACCTACGCATAAACCTATTTGAATTATCAAAGTTCCAAGAGGCGAGAGCATTGCAGCTAAAACAGTTTTTAAAATTCCAAAGCCGCCGCGAACAACACCAAGCATCTTACTGCATACAATAAGAGTTTTTCCGAAAAGCATGAAAGCACTGCCACCTGCAACCAGAACCGTACCAAGCCAAAGAACCATAGTTACAACGCCCCTGTGTTCTTTGATCCAGCGTGTTGCAAAACCTATCATTTCAATCATTTTATTTGCCCATTCCTTTAATAGAGGAATGACAGCACTGCCGATTGCAGCAATTAGGCCATTTTTGATGATGTACCAGAGTTTTTTGAGTGTTTCGTGGAATTCTTCAGCGGCCTGCACATCTTCATCGCTCATAATCGCACCAAGTCTTTGAAGTTCAGCTTTATATTCCGCAATTGCTCCGGCACCTTTATTTAGTAGCGGTATTAAATTTGCCCCTGCCTTACCGAAAATCTTTAACGCAATGGTGATTCTTTCAGTTGGATTTTCTATCGATGCGATTCTATCAGCTATGAGCATAAATAGTTCATCAGGCGATTTGTCGCGTAAATCACTTGCTGCAAGACCCAGTTTTGCAAATGCTTCTACCTGTGCTTTTGAGCCTTTATTTAAAGCAGCCAGATTTTTGTGCATAAAAATAAGTGCCTTGCCAAGCGATTGCATACTTATGTCGTTCTGATTTGCAGCAAAGCTAAGTCCCTGCAGCGATGATACACTTATTCCAACTATCTGGGACATCCTGGCAATGTCATCCGCAAAACTACCGGCGTATTTAGCGGCAGCTATCAATGGAGTAACAATGGCGGTTCCAATACCCATCATTTTTTTGCCGAAAGATGAGATGGCATTACCCCATTTTTTAATGCTCGATTCTGCACTGCGCAGGCCACGCATTAACGCACTTTTATCTGCGAATATTTCAACGTATGCGCTGCCAGCTTTTATTGCACCGGAATTTGCCACTTCTTACTTCCCTGTAAATGCCTTCTTAAATAATGCTTTTGACTTGTCATCTTTGACTTCGATTACATTTTCTTTATGAGAAATTGTTTGCAGATATGGGTTAAAATCACCCGGCTTAAATACCTTTGCCTTTTTCGGATCGCGATTAATATTACATAGCAGTGCCATTAGCGCCGAAACGCGGTTCCATTCCATCCGGTCCCGCAGTTCAATTGCCTCCGACATCCACCACAATTCACGTAGTGTAAGAGGCCCTGGATTAACCCCGATGTATCCCGCTAGGGTGTAAACTGTCCGCCAAATATTTCCGTCATCTTTTTCTCGACATCGATTTGGTTTAGATTGCTTGTCACCTTGTCGATTGCCAGATTGATCATCTTCTGCTGAGTCGCTGCCGCTTTGGCCCTGTCGGTTCGACCCCTTTTCTGGAAAAAATCGATCAGTTCATCATAGAACGCGTTTTGCGCAGCGAGTATTACATCACCGCCGAGGGACTGGCCAAACTGGGAATCGGATATATTTAAGGAATCAGCCTGCGGTTTTATGAGGCAATAAATGATATCGCACAGAAGTATCTCATCTGTTCCGATGCGAGTAAGCAGCGGCGGATCCCCCGCTTCAGGCTCCAAGAGATTTATATTTAATAAATCACGAACCCTTTTTACGCTATCGATCGTCAGTGAAATCGTCCATATTCTCGATGCATTATCTGTAAATGTTTTCATATTCTTATGCTCCTGCCACATCAATCCATGCTATAAATTTGCTCATCTTAGCTGTTACATCGACGCTGATGGACTCTTCTAATGCTTCGGAACGGTCAAATTTAGTTATCGCAAAATTACCATGTGGTCCGCTTGCGCCTTCTGTTTCTTTTGCATCGGTAAGACACGCCAGGCATATCGTTGCAGATGTCAGGAACGCTGTTTTGATCGCCGCAAATACAGCGTCCGATGGTTTCCACTGCATCTTGAAATTAAGTTCACATTCACGAAGTGTAGGTGCAGTTGCACGCCAGCCCGAATTTGATCTTGTCGTGACGTCTGCTTCGTTTGCCGAAAGAGACAAAGTTAAATCTTTGACATTGCCAACTTCTATCAATGTAGCCAATTCTGCATCCTTTGCCCCTTGGTAAAGTTTTGCATTCATTCCTAAAATAAAATCTACTGCCATTTGAACCTCCTGAATTTATTTATGAACACTATTTTTCCAAACTGCTGCCATCCTGGATTTGTTTACGGCTAATGCCGGCGTCATATAAGGCCGTGCAGCGATATGGATATTTTTATTTCTTATTTTTGTACTGCCGCTGTATTCGAGTGTGTGCGGTACATTTTTGCCTTTAGCTCTGAGTGCCACAGGTCCAACTACAACAGACCTTGCCTGCGGATCGAATGAGTAATAAATATAATTTCGAAGAAGTCCTGTATGACTTAGTGGCGGTTTGCCGGGTTTACTAACAGCATCGTGAGAAGGTGCTTTCTTTATGGACCTTCGAGCAGTAAGTCTGATCATGCCGCCAATACGGTTTAAAACTTTTCGCGTAGCAGAATCTACGGCCGCAATTACCTTCGGACTATCAAAGAACAAAGTTTTTACTTTGAATAGCGATTTACCAAATTCTGATACTGCTTTTGCCATTAGCTAAAATATCCCAAAAACACATCCGCCCTTGTTACATTTGTAAGATTGATTATTTCCGCAGCGATCCATGCGATATCAAGCCCATCAAAACTTACCGTAGTCATTAAATTATTGCCGCTATTTACAGCTTTGATATCTGTAGGCCAGTAAGAAGTAATCGCCGCAGAATCAGCATATCTTGTTAGGCTACTTGGTTTGCCAGTCTGCGGGTCTTTGTTGCAAACCATGGTACCAAGCGTAAATGTAATATCCGCAATAAGCTGCGCCGGGCCGGATTGTGGATTTCTGCCGCCCCAAAGACGAACGCCGATAGTTCCGTTTTCATCGCCGCTTGCTGCTAAGATAAGTTCCAAACCTCTGATTGCCGCTGCATTAATACTCTGCGCGTAATTTGGTCTACTATCAAAAGTATTTGCAGAAAGCGCCGGATTATCAACCGCCTCTACCGATCTTAATAACTGCCAACCTGAATTATTTCTTGAATTATGCATTTATATACTCATCCACAATTTTTCACTTTTAGTTTTAAACTTTTCACTTTCAAACAAACCTGTTTAACCTTCTAAATGGACTTGCCGGTGCAACTGAGCCAACAATGTTTCCATGCTGAACACCTTTTTTTACAGATTCAGCAGGTAACTGAAGCGGAAATATTCTTGGCTGATTACCTGTGCCGTTGTCACTGGAATGGTATGTTTGGTAATAATTTGCCGATGTATTATCAACCAGAACTGAGCCGTTATAGGCATTGCAAAATAGCGTATCTATTATATTGCCCTTTATTACAGCTGCACCTATGCGCATCCAGTTACTGGCATTAAAACCGTAAGAACCTTCTGTAAGTCCGCCAATTACCGATTCTGTAATTATGATATGATTTGCAGGTGCATTAAATGAACATATGCCGCATCCGTATCCTGTGCCGCCCTGTACAATCCTTGCGGTTATATATGCATCGGCGTTCATAATATGTATGCCATTGTTGCTGTTATCGCCGCCAATGACTTGATCTGCTATGATGTAAACTTCAGAAGCCTCACAATATAAGCCGCTTGCAAAACCTGAACCTTGACAGATACCGTTTATAGATACATGATTTTCACCACCATAAATAAAAATACCGTATCCACCCAGTTCGGTGCCGCCATATACATTGCCATTGATAATTAAATTTATTGAATATCCTGAAAGAGTAACAGCAGAACCCATTGAGCCTGTGAGATTCCCGGTAATAGTTATTGTCGCACCGTCAGCCTCACAAAATACACCTTCACATACATCAGTGCTTGACCCTATAACATCACCTACGATGGAAACATAAGGCGCACCGCCATACATCATTTGAATACCAAAGCAGCCATCACCAATTACATTACCATTTACAGTAACATATGCACTTGATTGAAAAACTAGCCCGGAATTACTGATACCGCGTATTGTGCCTTCTATTTCCAAAGGAGTTGTTGCATCTGCCGGATCTTGAATTAGTATGCAGGTATCTTCATCGGCAATTACATCACCGGTTATTTTTACCGCGCCGGTTGAATTACCAGCAATGTCCCGGCCTTTAAATACAAAATTCCCGCCAATACTGCCACCTATTTGAGTTACAGTTGTCAATTCTTTGCATGTGAAACTGGTATTGATCCTTATATTGATTTTACCATTGGCAAATAAAACAACTGTTTGGTCACATGTTGCAAAATCGACAGGGGTATTATTCGTCGGATGCGTATGCCACAGGCCGGCTGCATTTATATTTGTATTACTACTATGTGCATACCAGATAGGCATAGTTAAATAACCTTGCGAATAGAATTAATATTGCCAATCATCGTCACAAATTGATTGAACAGCAGGCCGATTTCCTGAGAGTACTGGACGATATCAGATTCCAGGGCAAAGATATTCGGGATATATACAGTTTTTGTCTGCGAATCCGCTGCTGACCAGTTACCCTGCTCGTCAACTTTGGCGCCACGTAGTGTAATTTGGGCAGATGTAGCAATCTGACCACCTGAAATATTGGTATGCAGAACAATACTTGGTGCATAAAGTGCATTTGGGACAACCGGCTCTTTGGTTAGAGGAAGTGGCATAAGAAAATTCCTTAATTAATAATTTTAAAATTTAATGTAATAACACTCGTAAAAACACTTGGCGGCTGGATATGTTCAACCGAATACAGTGGATCGATGGATTGTTTAAAACATACAGCGCCAATATCCTGGTACACTTTATTGCGGAAACTTTTGGCAACAGCCAAGGCAAGCTCCGTCAAAGCCGTAACTTCAGAATCATCAGGTGATTTAACTGCTTTTTGAATTGCGATATCTACCTGATAATCGAATTCACTGCTGCTGCGGCTAGCAGTTATGATATTTAGGCTTTTAGGAACGACCGTAACTTTTAAATTTGATAAATCTTTCAATTCATAAAATGGAAATAGCGTCCTTACCGCAGTGAATGGCAAAGCGAAACTGCCAGCATTTAGAGTCTGAACGATTTTTTCAGCTAACTGCAAAACCATATCACTCTTCATCCTTTTTTATAGCAGCAAGGCCATTTGGATTATCAACTTTGAAGGCATTTGCATCTAATAAGCATGGCCGTTCCCTGCATACTGCACAAAAAGTCTGGATCGCATTTATTAACCGCTCCTCCTGGGCGGTTTTATCTTTAATCATCTTCTCCAATGAGGCAACCAGGCAATAGTTGCTGTACATAAGATATGCCACAAGTGCAAAGCACAGTCCCAATTCGCCGTATTTCATAAACTCATCTGCTATAGTTACAACTTCTGTAGAACTACTGCTTCCAAGCATCAGAAAAGGAACCGCTGATATAGCTATTTTTGTTGTTAGAGACAATTTACTTCCTTTGTATGAAGACGAATCATTTTTCTAAATGGGTCGCTATGCCGCCAGCAGCCATCGTTAATAAATAACGCTTCATATACTTTCCCATCGACTTCGACCCGATCGCCTGCTTTAGGAACCGTTAATAATCCATCAATAACCAAATCTGCTGCATCAAATAAAAAGTCTGTTACCTGCCCGCCAATCTGAAAACCGGAATCATCTTCTATTTTGTAATCTGTTTTACCGAAACTGGCGCAGATATTGACACTATCTGCGCCGCGTTTGTAAATTACAGTTTCAGAGGCATGAGCCTTGAGCTTGTCAGCTAAAAATTCAATTCCTTTTTTCAGCAAATTAGCCATTACGCTTCCTGAGCCCATGTTCCGCGAATTGCCTTGATTCGGTAACCATCAATACCATCAGCAACAAACGTGATGAAGTCACCTTTTTTGGCTGTCGCCTTGGTGTTAGATAACTTTTTACCATCACCGCCTGCAGCAATACCCAGACCGCCAACGTTTTTATCTGCCGCCTGGAAATCAACTTCAACTAGTGCCCCGCCATCGGCGGCTGTATTCATAACTGTAAATTCCAGCCCGGCTGCCGTTGCGGGCAGAGTGATAACGGTATTATCAGCAGTGCAATCGTAGCAAACGCCGGATTCAGTAGCCGCTGCATTTGCACTTGCAGCTTTTGTAATGCGTGCTCCTGTAACAAATGTCGGAATACGAGCATCAAATTTATTCAATGCAACATAAACAAACTGATCCGCAGCTACAGCTGCAATAACTGCCGTTCCGAGGAGGACATCACCAGATACTTGTGCGTCACCGCCAACCTGCGTTGCTGCACCTGTGCCGGCAGTTCCGCCCTGCGGATCGCCGTTAGCATCGAACCAGACAGGAAGACCCGCAACAAATGCTTCATTCTTTTTAGGCACTGCAAAGATACCTTCAATGCAAAGTGCCCCTTTTACATTTGCCGGGATATCCAGCTTGGTTATACCGACAAGACCTTTTTGTACAACGATAGTACCGGCCGCTACATCAACAGCCGGTGTGTAATCGATCGATTTGCCATTTTGATAAAAACTAATCATATTAAATTTCCTTTCGATTCGTTTCCTTTAATTTTGCTAAATGAATTCACAGCCTTATCACGCTTCGCCTTTAAACTTCACTGCGCCGCGATAATCCTGTTCTCTGACACCAAAATCAATAAAGCCCCTGAACTGAATGCCGAGTGTATTAAAGTCGGCATCGGTCTTTTCAACTGTGGGCTGATCGATACCATTGAGGAACGCAACTTCCAGTGCCGGCAGTCTATTGGGGTCAGCAAACAGATACCATGCCTTTGAGCTATATCCGGCGAAAGACGAATTGCTAAGATAGCTGCTTGAAACAACATCATATTTGCCAATATGAGGATTGGATGCAGGTTTGCCTTTGTTCGCCGTTGTAGTTTCATTGAGAGTCGGTGATTTCATCAGCAAATCAGCTGGAACTCTCAAAGCTGTCGGTACTAGAATAATCGAAGGCTGAACGCCGAGCGGCTTACCATTTGGTTTAGTCTGTTCGCCAAATACAACTTCGGCATCTGTAAGTGAATCAACACCGAGCGCAGTATCTGCACCATCTTTATAATTTTTATGAGCCGTCGAGAAAAAGCTCGATGGATTAGAAAGTAAAAGTCCCCATACAGCATCTGCGATTGCCTCCGCCGCTCCCATACCAATTTGTCTGGGAACATCTGTAAATGCAGCCAGATCGTCATTGATAATCATCTGACGAGTAAGCGCAAACATGATGCCATGGGTATCAGCCTTCTGCCCGTACTTTTGCTCATCGATTTTACCATGTTTCAATTCGCCATCCGGGCCAACCTGCTCGAATTTAAAACTTCCTGTCATCCGATATCTGCTGTGTTCTTTAAAATCGTTGACACTTGCAATCTTGCAGACCTTCCGCCACGAATCTTCAATGTAGTTATAGCCTTCAAGCAGCATTTTATTTGCTACATTGGAGAGAATCCCAGGAAGTGAAGCTGTACTGAACGCCGCTGCAAGCCAGGCCGATGCATCTCTGCGGAATCTCGGAAGCTGCATTGCACAAATCTGCTCACAATATTCCTGGATACCGATGCCGCGGAGTTTTTCAGCAGCTTCCAAAGTTTGGTCATCATAATAATTTTCCAATCTTGAACCTGCAATACCTGAAGCCAGCAATGCTACCGCCTCAAAGACCTTTGGTGTTGCCGCAGGTTTCTGCGAAGAGACGATATTTACTGTCGGTCTTGAAGCCCTGAGAACCTCAAGTTCACATTTTGCCTGGTCCCAACCTTCTGCGATCGCCTTTGCCTCAATATCATCGTATTTACTGCCGCAGATTTTTTTGATAGCTGCAATGCGAGTGGTTTCCGCAGCAGCTGCTGCTCTGATATCTGTGACAGTAGTTTCTGCGGTTATGGTTGTTTCTTCTTTTTTTGTGGTTGCCTGATTTTCTTTATTTTCATTTTCCATAGTTTGCTCCTGATGAGTTGCGGCAATAGTTGCCGATGTATTGTTATCTGCACCAAGGGTTACAAAACTTATTTCACCCAGGGTTGCTTTACGTGCTACATTCAATGGGCCTGTAAAATCCTTACCATTTACATTTACATTCTGGCCGGCTTTTATGAATTCAACCTGATCGGCCCGTGCACCGATCGATGCCTGCCAGTTGAAACCTTTATCCGCCAGGGCAATTACCCGCGTTACACGAGGTGAATCACCTAAGATTTCACCGACAGCGATTAAATTGTTTTCAACGACATCTACATGGTCAGTCTGGCCAAGCAGATCATCGATATCCTGGTTGTGACTGATAAATATCGGCCGCGATGAACTACCTGTATTTAAACCTTGCAGGTCAATGACCACAGGATATTTCCAACCATCGAGTGCCATCGGACCACCCGTATATGCAGTCATTGAAAAACGCCTGTTCTTAGGCTTTTCGTTTTCGCCGATTGCCTGTGCCGCTTCGATTGAAAAGTTTGCTGTTAGATTCAATTTATTCTTCATCTTCGTCTTTCTCCAAAATTGAAGTTGTTTGTTTTTCTAGTGAAATACCTAATTCATCCATTAATTTTTTCTCGCGTGAGCGCTGGTAGAGTTCAACTTCCCAGTCCTTGCCTTGTTTAGCATATTCATCCGCCAACGTTGTAGTGTGATTAGCAAGTCTGATTTCCTGTGCTTTTGCCTCTTTGGCTGGATCGACATGCTCAGTTCCATCCCAAAACCACTGATGGGTATACCGGCGAATTGTCCGCCAGTTCAGCGGCAAATAATCAGAGATTAAAATCGCCTCATTGAGCCATGCATGTAAAATGCGATCAAGTATAACCATGGCCATGTCCGCTTGATCCACCCGGATACTCTTGTAATATGTTTGATGGTCGAGCCGGCCGGAGGCATAGTTGTAGCCCGATGAATTACATGCCGCGATATTAAAAGGCATATTCAGACAGCGTGCGATTTCATTTAGAATCTGATTTTTGAATTCACCATAAGTTGTCGTCGGTTGATGTGCTTCGATCTGGCCAAGTTTCCAGCCATCAGGAAGAGTTGTTGCCATTCGTTTCTCTAATGCAACCACATCCATCGGCTCTAAATTAGCAGCTTCTCCATTTGCAGGCGAATCGGTATATAACACGGCCGCAAAATCAGCTGCTGTTTCAGCGGCTGCGATAACTGCCAAAGTATATCTTCTAAGCTGTGCAAATAGCGGAAGTGCCGGAGTGATCTCCGGAATCCCCCTGCTCTGTCCGGGCCTATCCGCCCTGAACCAGTGGATCATTGAATCGGCATCGATAGTGTTATATTCATAAAAAGCAGCATTCGAAATAGCGCCGGGGTGATTTTTAAGACAATAATAGCTGGATGGATTACCGAAAGAATCAAATTCAATACCGTCAACCAAAAATTGCGTGTTAAGGAATTTAGACCATGGAGTTGTTATCTGGTCGGCTTCAATAAGTCTTAAATCAAGCTTTACAGGTGAATTTAAATTCCTGTTTATTGAAAGGATCCCGAAAGCTTCACCATCGCAGGCTCTTGCCATTCGCATGGTGCGAAGTTTCTGGGCAAGTTTGACTTGCGAGGCCCAGTTCATAAATTCTGTTTCGATAATGCCATTGCCGTGATCATCGTCGGTCAACATTTGGAGCCTTGGGCCTGTGCCGACAACATCGTTAGCAAGTGTAGTAACTATTCCGCGAGCATAACTATTATTTGCAACTTCATAACGTGATCTATTACGAAGAGTCTTTCGAACATCGGCGTTTGTTGCAGAATCTGCCGATAAAGAATCTGCATTTGCCCAGTGTCTCTGGTTATCAGCTGTGGTCTGGGCAGCATCAAACCTTGCCCGCAGGATTCGTCCTGCCGGTTGAAAGACTTTTTGCTTTTTATTTTTACCGAAAAACCACATTTAAATTGTTCCCGATGGCGATAACTTTGAGAATTTAATGCCGAGACCTTTCCTCTGGGTTGCAGTCTTACTTGCCAGATATTTATCTGCTGCAATCTGATCAGAGAGCGGATGTTGCTCGACGGAAATACCGTCGCTGGAAACTTTGGCCGGGCTGGACGCGTTGTCGAAGATCGAATTATTTAATTCATCTGTCATAATTGCGGGAGAAGGATTCGAACCTTCATGTTCCAGGGCATGAGCCTGGCGAGCTACCATTGCTCTATCCCGCCAAAAGCAACCAAACAAGCGAGCGCAAAAAAATAAGCCGTCCGGGTGTTCGGCCCCGAACGGCTTTTATATTTTCTGGATTACCTGCGAGGATCAGTCGCTGTTACCCGCGTTATTTAGTTGTCGAGTTTCAATTTACACTTTCATTTTTATAAGTCAACATATCCAGATAGATTTTTATCTGCTTATGAAGAAAGTTGCTATTAGTAGGATTTTTTATTTTAGAACGGGTCTTTCAATGGTGGTAAGTCTGTTCCCGCAGTTGCGGCAGATACGATACCTAATAATTTGCTTTATTGAAACGCGAGTGCTTTCGACTCGAAAATGCCGACATCCACAACTGCGGCATTCCAATCCAATATTCTTTTCAGCGTTTTTTGAGTTTTCATTCATCATATATTTTGCTTCTTCTGAATATCTGATAATTTTATTCGTTCTCTTTTCGCAAATGTTTTTACATTATGCCCGCTCAAACTGCATCCACACATCGATGCCGCAACTGAACATCCAACCATGCAATCAAGCCAGTGATTATCAAGACCGCCAACTTTAGGCGACCATTGATAAACTACCCTGCCATGCCCTTCGGTGCGAACCCATGATTCGGAACCTGCAATATGCTGTGCAAACAATTCGTGCTGATGATTGCTTTTGCCGAAGATTGTCAAACTGCCATGATCCCCTGCTGCCACAAAGAATCTCTCGTGCACAAATGTCTTCCAATAGTTTGTATCGATGGCTACATGAGTGAATTCACCTGTCTTATTTATATTCGGAATATACCAGTGATGACCATGCCGCTCGCCGGGCTTGCGTTTATATGTTGACATTGGTTTATTTGCGGCTTTGATACCAACACCTTTTGATGCCATAATCGTACCGCCAAGTTTATGACGGATATTTTCTACAATGCCGGGCATATAGCCGCTATCAATAAGACAGCGATCAATTTTCATAACTCCTGTGCCGCGATTCCAATCTCGATTTAGATAATCGCTACAGAGTTTTTCGAGGCCAGCTTGGATTGAACCTTCTTTTTCCATACCCCGGTAAATATCCTGCAGGCTAATCTGAGCTTTGCGAAGATTAAATGAAGCCCTCTTCTGATCCGGATAAGCTCCATAATCAACAACATACCCTGTAAAGTCTTCTGCCCAAGCACATACCACGTAGAACAAGAGTTTATCATGCACATCGATAAACATCGTAAGGTACTGACAGCCCAACGGAACCTCATGTCTTTTGCGGCCATTTGTTTTCTCCATCACTTGCTCAATGGTCAAAATCTGCTCATCCGTCTGTTCTGCAATAGGGTCATTTTGATATTCAGCATAAAATGCAGTCTCATCTCGAATCATCAGGTTCATTGCATGTTGAATAGCCGAAACTTCATCTTCATTAAATCTCTGCGGCCAGGCAACACTGCTGCCAAAATCCATGGCAACCCTGTTTTGAATATAAAACTCTGTTGCCTCCTTGCCACCGTTGCCGGCTCTCAAGCTATCTGCCCGGATTTCTTCGTACTTATCCCAAAGTTTCATATCAGAAGGCAATGCATAAACCATCTTAGTACATTGGCCCTGCCATTCGGGATTTTTATCTGGATCAAGGATCTGATCTGCTAAATCATTGCAGTAAATCTTGGTACAGGTTAATAATCCTGATATTTTTTTACCAGGTCCTGCCATACCAAGCACATCACCATTCAATGTGCTCAGTCTCTGACCGGTTTGGTCCACTGATTTAGCTGATTCTCTGGTTTGCGGATCATCGATCAAAACTAAATCAGGTCGAATAATCTTACCATCCATGGTTGTATGGATCTGGCCGCGAATATTTGAATCCAGACTATCAACAGTAATTACAGAACCTGATGAGATACTGCCCGGAATAGTTGGGATTACAATTTTATGTGTTCCCCAGACTGGATATGTAAGCCGCCCTTCATACCTTTGGCCCCGCTGTTTATGGGCAGAATTTTCCAGCTGCTGGATTGGATAAATGATTTCAGGAAAATCTGCCAGAAGTAATGTATTACCAAGCATTGCAGCCTGGACACTTTGAAATAAATTCAGTGATTGCCTTGTGGCAGAACCAATCAAACAGACGTATTTCCTTGCACCAATTAAAATTGCCCAAATGGCAGCGGATCTTGTTAAGGCAGATTTACCACTGCCTCTTGGCATCGCAAATGCGAACAGTCCTCCATGGAGAACCGATTGTTCTATTTTGGAAATCACTCTCAAATGATCATCAGACCAGGTTAAATAAAACACATCTGAAAAGTAAGTCTCGCAAAAGAATCTAAAATCACGACATGCTTTTTCTCTTCTTTCAACATTTTCTACAATTGGAATTTCACCAATATCCTGGGCAGCTTTACGGGCGGCATTTTTGGCAATCAAATCTTTTAGCCGGGAATCCTCCACAGATTGCTTTTGCTGTTTTGGTTTTTCATATTCGCGGGCAAGCCATGAAACATAGCGCACCAGATTAATGTGTTTGCCATCACCGATTCGATACGCAGCAGAGTTCATCTGCCATCGAAGCTGATTTTGGGACAAAACATTTCCCAGCGGCGTTGCATTCATCAGCCTAAGTAGTTGTATTTGCGATAATTTATTTACATCAATCGCCATTATTTATCCTTCGATTCAACCAGGCGGCATAGTGAATTAAATTAATGCTGCCATCCGCCCCCACTGGTGCACCTTGTGAGATATGTTTCTGGACAATCTCAACTTGTAATCCAAGCATTTTAGCCGCCGTTTCGGGCGTTAATGCCGCCGGGTTTATCTGTTTTGTGTCATTTTGTGTGGTCATAAAAATTCCATGTAATTACTTCGAAATAATTCAATTACTAAGTTGCTTTAGCATATTCATTTAGATAACACATGCATGTCCTTAAACGATAATTTTTGAAAGGGTAATAAAATGGAAAACGCGGAATATAAAGCAGCAAGATTTGATATCGCAAACCTGCTCGGCTGGTTCGAATGCGAGCTGGCAAAAGAATCAAACATTGGCTCGCCCATCGATGCCCGCAGAGAATTGATCCGGGCACTTTCGATATTTAGCAGCATATCAGAAACACAAATCAAAGAATCACTCGAAGACATTACTGAAAGGGAAACCAAATGAAGATCGAAATCACAAAAGGTAAATACAAAGGAATCCGAGGCAGAGTAGTTGGAGTTTATACCGATGGCCGCTACGACATTAACGTTATCAAACCACCCCACACAAAACCCAACCAACCCAAACAGATGGTTATCAAAATTAACACTTGCAGGGAGATATAAGCGATGAAGGTTAAAACAATAACACTCGAAGGTGAAACAGGATTCATAGCAACTATCAGCAGAGAGGAAAAAAGTATTGTCTGCCATATCGCAGATAACAATGGTGACTGCGTCAACATCCATCTTGTATCGCCCGACGATCGGGACGATATGTTCAGCCTTGCCGAATGCATCCAGTTCCAACTCGATGGATGCCACGGAACCAACAGTATGAAACATGAATATTTCCGCCACATAACCCTTTTTGCAGATTAAGGAGATTTTAAAATGAACGGAGCAGATATTCAGGAAATTATCACAGATGCCATAGCGGGTCAGGATGAAATCATAAGAGTTCAGACTTTTGAAGAAGCCGGAGTTCTTACCACAAATAACGGACTTGTCATCCGAACCAGCGATGGCAGCGAATTTCAAATAACAATTATTCAAAGCAGATAAAAAAATATTTTTAATGAAAGGACTTTTACAATGAATGCAAACGAAATCCAAATCAGTAAAATCTACGCTATAAAAATCGGAAAAAATACTATTGGTGTCCGTATCATGAGCCAAAACGCCGATGGCAGCTGGGTTGGGGCCAATATCAAAACTAACAAACAGATGATTATTAAATCTGCCGACAGATTCCGGGGCCTCTTTCATAAGGATAAACCCGAAACCAAAACGCCGACCGTAACAATCACTGACCAACCAAAAATAAAAAAACTTGGCGGCTTGTCCGCAGCCTTTATGGTCCTTGCCGATGCCGGCCAGCCGCTTGATTGCCAGGAGATCGTCAAACAAATGTTGGACAAGGGTATGTGGAAAACCGGTGGAAAAACACCGGCCGCCACACTTCATGCTGCAATATCGCGCGAAATCAAGGTAAAAGGTCACGAATCCCGCTTTGTCAAAACCGAGCGAGGCAAATTTACTGTCGCTAAATAACAAAGCCATTACCTTATCTCCTCAGCCCCGGCATCGATCGGGGCTTTGTCGTTGGCCAGTTTTGCTTTTTTACCTGTAAATTGTTCCCATCTGTTTTTTATGACGTCACAATACGCCGGATCAATTTCAACACCGAAGCACTTCCGCCCTGTTTGTTCACATGCAATCAATGTACTGCCACTGCCAAGGAAGCCATCAAATACAATCGTGCCTGGCACGGAACTATTTGTTATGCCTTTAATGCACAGTTCCACTGGTTTCATAGTTGGGTGAAGTTTAGAATTGAGCGGACGGTTAATTTCCCATACTTCTGTTTGGGTTCGATCGTCACCAAAGCTGCTCTTTCCAAACCATCCATAGTAACATGGTTCGTACATTCGCTGATACTTTGCGGGAGATAAAACAAGCTGCTGCTTTTTCCAAATAATTGTTGCCGACCAGTGGCAGCCCATTTCCACAAGCCAAAGCCTCATTCTCATTCCCTCCGGGCCTGATGCTCCCCACATGTAAATATCACCAGTATTAAATTCCTGAAAAATCTCATACATCTTATGACAGAAAATGCTCCATTCATCAGTTGACATGGAATCATTTTCGATGGATCGTATTTTATGTCGCGGGTTTTTAGAAATTCCGTAGTTGACATTATATGGAGGATCCGTGAATACCAGACCTGCCTTGTCGCCTTTCATCAAATAGGCAACATCGTCACGATTGGTACTATCACCACACAAAAGTCGGTGCTCACCTAAAAGCCATATATCGCCGGGTTTTGTTATAGGCTCGGCCGGCGGTTCCGGAACATCGTCCGGATCAGTGAGACCTTCTTGTATGCCGGGATCAAGAATTTTTGCAAGTTCGTCACTGTCGAAGCCAAGCAGTTCGAGATTGAAATCCATCGACTGCAAATCTTTTAATTCGATTGGCAGCAGTTCATAGTTCCATTCCGCGAGTGTCGCGGTTTGATTGTCGGCGATTCGATATGCTTTTATCTGGGCATTGGTTAAATCCTGCGCTACATGCACAGGAACTTTTTCCAAACCTAACTTTTGCGCTGCCTTGTAGCGGGTATGGCCGACGATAATTACGCCGTCTTTATCAACCACAATGGGCTGCCTGAATCCAAATTCCTTCAAACTTGCCGCTACAGCATCGACCGCCCCGCTGTTATCACGCGGATTATTGTCATATGGACGAATATCATTGATGTTTTTTAATTCAATTTTCATAGCTAAAACTTTCCTTTTTAAAATATGTTCACTTGCGACCGAATGTCTTTTATAAGGGGACCGTTCCCGCCTGGGTTTGTCCTGTTTTTAAGTTCCAGAGGACCCAAGACTTACATCACATCGCACCACGTTGCAACAGGTTGCAACACACTTTCTTGTGGGTAGAAAGATCGCTTCTCTCTATTTTGTCGCAACACGCGCAAACGTGGGCGTTCATGTGCCCTGCACAAAGAATGCATTCATGTGTCGGCTCCAAATACAGAAAATGCATCGCGAATTTTTTCATTGAATGAAAATCCAATTCCATATCGATTTACAATTCGCCGCGTGTACACTGATGGTTGCGTGTTACATTTTCTATTAAACTTTGCTTCGCCTTCCTTACTGCATTTATGATTTTTGCTGCGAGGTTTTTCGCAGATAACACAAATATGACTGTCGTCATCGTCGATTGTGTCTTCATAACATTTTGACATTGCTTGCCCCTTTTAATAATTTTGTTATAATCAAATTCGGTTTGGCTGTTCCATGGCGGGGTGGGTTGTTGTTCAACCCTCCCCAGCCAAACCTCTATTCATCACTCATCAGCTGCCTGTATTAGCTTTTCTTGCTTCACCAATGTTCTGATACAACTGTGTTTCAACAGCTTTAACTTCCGGAACAGTTGATTGCGATACCTGCTTCATAGTCAGTTCAACACCCTGCTTATGCGCATCGTATTTGGCAAGAGCCTCGGCTGCTTTTTGTGCATTCTTTTTCGCAATTGCCGCTGCAAACGCTGCTGCTAATCCCAGACCTACATCAATAAGCGGTGCATAAGGATTGAAAGGCGAGCTCGCTGCATTAGCTGCTCTTGCACCTTCAAGCACAGTAGTCAAACCATCCGAACCGCTGTATTGAGCTTTTTTTAATGCATCAGCAATTACAGCGGTTTTGTTTTGAACGGCATCGATACTGCTTTGAAGTTTTTCAACTTTCGCAATCGCATTAGAATCGATGCTGCCATTTTGTTTCAGCGATTCGAATGTTGCTTTGGTCTGCTGCTGAAAATCATCGAGCTGACTGCTTAACTGCTGGGTCTGATCAGCTAAATTTCGAAGATCATCCGGTTGGACATTTGGCATTTGGCAACCACCGATCCACAGACCGAGGATAGTGACGATGATAATTGCTGCAATCACCACATCCCATTTACTGATTTGTTTTAAAGATTTCATTTTTCTTACTCCTAAAAAAAGTTGGTTATTATTTTCGGCAACGTTTGCCGATTTATCTTTTGAATTCATAAGCGGGCCATTGAGAACATTTTTGCTGCTGCAACGAACACAAGGTTTGACTACATTCAGCTCTCTGTACCGAAATACATCATCTGGCAATCCAGACAGTAGTGAGCATAAAAATGTTTTCTTTCAGTAGTCATTTGTTTGTGTCCTTTCTGTAAAAAATTTGTTTTTTTCTCCGGCACTTTGCCGGTATGTTTTTTTGCTCGCGGAACCCTAAACTTTCGGGGGAAATGTGTGTGTTTCAGACACACATCATTCCCCCCTTTAGGGGGGTACTGCGCAATTTCCACCTATATTTCCAAAAATATTTTTCATAATTCATTGTTTTAAAAGAGCTTATCGTTTTTCATGTCGCGGAAATCAGACGCCGATTCCGACGTGTCTGTTTCCGCGTCTGCGGCATATACTTAACTTGTGTCCTCATCAGGAGTTAAGGTGGAACTGTCGCGGAAATCATTTCCGGCCATTTCCGCGTCATTTCCGTTTTTGACCATGCGTATATAACGCTGGGAAGCGCCGGTTAAATGAGCGATATTTGCAATATCTGCGTCAGGATTTCGCGATAGTAAAGCGGCAACCCATTGACCTTTTTCACCACTAAAACCTTCACGAAATTTCGTGTACTGAATCCTGCTACCGGTGTGGATTTTTACAGCAAGATTTTCATCGATCGCCGAGTCCACCATCGTTTTGGTCTTGCGTTCAGAGAGGTCATAATGCTTGCTGGCCAGCCGCACAATATCGCTCATCAAGCACGGGTCTTGACTGCCAATGCAGGTGTCAACAAATTCATTGAGTAGCACTTCTTTTTTAGGTTCACGTTTCTTCTCTGCGCCAAGAAGCGCGGTTGGGTCAGCGGTTGTATCCACTTCAAATAGCGGATGCTGTTTCCGTAAAACCAATGACTCAAGCGGTGCCCACGATCGCACAACCGCATCCATGACAATTTTGTCCTCATCTTCATGCGGACGCAGGATGACGTGAGTATCGACAGCACGAGATTGGCTGCCGGCACCAGCGCCGACATCAGTAATTGATTTTTGAGACTGATTGCCCTTACTGGTATGGTGAATAAGAACAAATGCACAATTCAAACGCATCGCGTGACAATCCAAGCTATTGTATAACCGGGCAATCGCGCCATTGTCGTTTTCGTCGGTCTTGTCAGGCAATGTACGGTAAAAGGCGTCGAGAATAATAACTTTGTAGGCATTGGGCTTAAGCCGCTGAAAATATTCACTCAGCGCCATCAAATCTTTCAATTGACCGCGAAGAGATTTAATTTTCACCTGCTGACTGAATAATTTAGGATTCAATTTCATTGCTTTGGCAAGTTCCATATACCGATAGGTGAGGGTATTTACATGCAGCTCATTATCGATAACCAGAACAGACCCTTGCTCGACCTTGAATCCAAGCCAGTCCAGACCTGTGGCAATCGCAATGGACAGAGAATTGACCAGCCAGGATTTGCCTACTTTGGGTGCAGCGATAATATTCATCGTTTCACCTTCACGCAATAAACCATGAATAATTGGCGGATTTAATCCGGAAAAATCGGTTATTAAATTGCTGAGTGAAACCGCATCATCCTGCCATTCGCTGGATTCACTAGCCAAATCTTTGCCGACAATCCCCGATATATCCACATCGCTGCTATCCTGCTGTCTTTGACCATAGCCTTGCTGTGCCAGTGCTCGAGCCGCTTGAGCAAAATCTCCGTTATGTTCTAAGAGTGTGTAAACGCTAAATGGTGAATATGCTTTTTCACTTTCAAACGGATGGGCATTAGTACTGAATACATAAAACACTCTGTTTTTAAGTGTTGCAGAAGTTCCGCTTGTTTTACCCGGCCTGCACCAATGCTCGTTTTCACCGCCTTGATAACATTGCCAGCCATGTTGAAGTAAAACTTCCCTTATATCTCCGTTGGTATTGTAATCATCACCGGGACGTAGATTACCTGAGGGAGATGTTGTTGTTTGAGGTGGCTGTATCGGCTCTGGAACATATTCATTTAAAGATAGTGCCGCTGAAAGTAGTATGTCGCGGTCTTCTGCGGATATTACAGGAATTTCAGTAAAATCATTTTTAATCAGTTCATAACCAGGAGTTGGAGCACATAGAAATAATCCACCTTCACCGCGAGTTTCAATATACGTTGGCAGAATATACCAGCTTCCATCCTTATCCTGAATTGGCTTGAATTTCTTGCCACAAAAAGTTACTTCATCATTGCTGTCTACTGTAATTTTACGTTTTGCAAGTTTAAGGCTTTTACAAATCTCATCCTCGCAGCGGTAAATAACGTGGCGACCGCCTGATTGAGATTTCTCGATAACAAGTTTAGGCAGTAAAGCGGGCAATTCTTTTTTAACAATTGCCTGCCACGGTTCGAACATTTCAGCTGCAATATCAAAATCTATCATTTCAAGATTGCCGGAGACTTTACCAGTTACTATACATACACCGTTATTTCCGTTACTGAACCAAGATGCTAATTCAGAATCGTAAGGCAAACGTTGCTGATATTGTTTCCAGCCTGACAGTGCGGCAAATTTCAATTGCACATTTGCCGGCAGTACTGAGAGGCCAGCTTTTAAATATGAAAAAGATATTTCTTTTATATTCGGCATTATGCGCTTTCATCAAAAAGGTATTGAATCGTCCGCCTGGACATAGTCAGGTACAACTTTGTTGATCTGCCAATCCGATTCTTCAGGATTTTCAAATTGATAACTGACTATTCTGTCGAACTTCTGACCAGAGATATGTTTTACTGTTATTTTTACAGGTTCTTTTAATCTTCCATTTTCTGCGAAAAACACTGCCATATCAGATTGGTCAGGGATAGGATCACTAGACCTTTGGCTCCACCAGATTTCCGCCTTATGGCGTGCAAAACCAGTATGTTCAAAACATATCCATTCAGAAATATAAGAGGCAAAACCTATTTTATATTGCACTCGCATGGTTCGAGGTGATTCGGTTTTAGCACTTTTCTTGGTGTGAACGTTGTACAGAACTTCCTGCACCTCGTATTCATTAACACTTGCCTGGTCGGACAGAATCCCTTCGGTACTGGCAGAGGTTTCGTGCTTGGTCTTTTCCGGCGGTGGGAACTCGTATCCACAAGCAGGACATCTTGCGTAGGCAGCGTGAATGATTTCATTACATTGGGGACATTCCTTTGCTGGTGCATCTCCGTTTCCCTTGACAACTGCATCTGTGACCCGAAGGCAATCGACGGGACCATGACGAAGAATATTTCCACCAAAATCAAGAACGGTACAGTTTGAGACCAAAAGCCCTTCGCAGGTAAATTGATGCCTTGGGCCAGCATTTACGATGTCCCAGACACGCACACGCCTACAGTACGCCTGTTTCGCATATTCTCCCTCGCAGTAAGATAACGCAAATTTCCAGGTGCGTAATGACCGTTGTTGTCTATTCTGTCGATTTGCATATTTCGGTGAATGCCGAGATTTTCCTGAATCCATATTGCCATTGTTGTCGGTGTTTCGAAGTGAAACCCTATTCCCCGGCCACCATAGTCGTGGTATCTTCGATTGCGGGGATTCGTACAGCGATCCTTCGCGTTCGATGCTCGCTGCACAAGCCATTGCAGAGCACGTCGTGGCTGTCCGCATGTTCGACAGCCTGCTTTTTGGCGGATTATACTGGTATAGTCTTTCAGGGACTGCTGGCCACACGTTTTGCATTTCACAAGCAGATAAGGTCTTCCACGATTTCCCTTGCGAATCACTTGTTCGGAAATAACCATCAGTTTCCCGAATGACTTTTCTACCAATTCCGGTAACAATGATGGGAGTTTGTTTGATGGAACACTCCCTGAGGGTCTTCCAACCTTCTTTTGTCCACACCTGATGGTCGGGGGTTGCAACGATGCCGGCATAGTTAATAACATCTTGTTCTCCTTTACAAATAACACCATTGTGATTAACGAAATTGAAACCGTCCCATACACGCATTGCAGTAGTGACTCGCTCAATTGGAATTAGACCTTGGTCTGTTAAAATTCGTTGTCCCTCTGCAATGCAGTTTGTTTTACTTGGATGTAATCTAAAACCCCTTCCTACCATTTGAATATAAAGCCCCGGCGACATTGTCGGGCGTAACATTGCTATACAGTCGATATTAGGTGCATCAAAACCTGTCGTTAAAACATTTACATTGCATAGATATTTGAGTTTTCCACTGCGAAAATCATCAATCATCTTCTTTCGCCAGCCATCGGGACTATCGCCGCTGACAAATCCGCATTCGATATTGTGATTTTCCTGGAAAATCCGCTGAATGTGCTTGCCGTGATCAACACCAGCGGCAAAAATAAGAACCGCGTGTCTATCCTGCGTATATTCGAGAATTTCAGCACATGCAGCCTTAACGCGAGCGTCAGTATCCATCAAATCTTCAAGCTCATTGGCGATAAATTCACCGCCGCGAATATGGAGACCGCTTGTATCAATGCGTGTTTTTGATGCTTTGCTGCGCAATGGGCATAAAAAACCATCTCTGATTAATTCTTTTATCCCTACCTCAAAACAGATTGAGTTTAAGATATTATCCGGCCCGCATATCATACCTGTACTGGTTCTGAAAGGCGTGGCTGTCGTAGCAATAAGTCGAATATTTGGATTTACAATTTTTGCATCGCGCAGGAAGGACAGATACATTCCATCATCTTTTGGTGCCAACAGATGAGCCTCGTCAATTATGATTAAATCGAACGGCTCAAACTCAAATGCTTTTTTATAAATGGATTGAATCGATGCCGCTATTACGGGTTGGTGCATATCTTTTCGTTTAAGGCCGGCAGAATATATGCCCACAAAATTATCACCAAGAAAATGTTTTATTTTTGCCGCATTCTGTTCAATTAATTCCTGCACATGTGCAAGAACCAGGACTCTTCCATTCCATAATGAAACTGCATCATGACAGATTTGTGCCAAAATTACCGATTTTCCTGATCCTGTTGGCAGCACGAGACAGCCATTGCCTGTACTTTTTCGCATATAGTCGTAACAAGCGTTAACAGCTTGTTTTTGATATGGCCGAAGTTCTATCATTCATTTTCCTTATAGTTACTATTGTTTTGCCACCCTTGATCGGTTCTTTCATAACGGTAGTCAGATGTTTAATCTGGCAATCGTTATAAAAGGCCCTGCCTTTTTCCAATGCATCCAGAAGCGGCTTTTGAATATTGTCTATATCACGCTTCCGCCTGTCCGGCGGGTATGCTCTTACCTTCATTGCAAGCATACCCGCCATCGGCTTTACATTAGCTGCCATAAGGGTTTTGCAGACACGATTGCGAAATATCATGCCCTCAGCCCCTATGAACGTCCTGTTCCCCCGCCGTTTGAAATAATGATTGATACTTGGCGGATATGGCAGCTCTATTATCAGCGTTTCCAGGGAGCGACTCCTTTTGCAGCTGCAGAATTTTGCGTTACAGCGGTTTCACGCTTTTGATAAGCCTTTACTTCGTTTGTAGCCTCACCATTATCGCTGCGTTTTTTTACTGCGACTTTAATTTGTATTGGTAAATTGTGCAGTTCGCAGCTATCGCGAGGGGTTAAAATACCAACTGATCTGCAAATATCAGCCAACTGACTTTTGGCGATTTTTACTGTTTGTTCATTTTTATTTTCCAGACAAAGCCGGGACCAAATAAATCTACCCTTATATTCGCCTTCAATAATTTCGAATTTAAGTTCGAGAAGGCTGCCATCTCCGTTTTTGGTAGGCTTCATTTGTGAATCAGAAATCACAGCAATATATTTGCCTGCTGGTATGGGTTCAAAATTATCTGCCGGTTCTACATTGTTTGCGTTAAAGCCATTAAGATTAGCCATTGTTTACGTCTCCTATAGTTTGAGGTTGATTGTTGTTATTGAGTGCGTTTACAAACGCATCCCACGAAAGAGGAATTTCATATGGAAGATTGTAGCGGTTCTTGGCAATACACGATGGCCCGCCAACAGTGCGAATAACACGCTCGCCGCCATCTTTACCAAGGCCAACAGCGATTGTACGCTCTTTTCCAAAGCCCATATTTTCAGATTCAGTTCTGAATTTGCGTGTTGCAAATAAAACTGCATCCGACCATTCCGTAAGTAAAGCTGTAGCATGTTTATGCGTGCGTGGTGTGTATCTATCGTAGGCATTGGATTCTGGATCTTCGAAGCGTTCGACTTTTGCATGTGCGATTAAAATTGTTGCCATATGCCTCTCAGTTCTCAAGGCATCAAGTGCATCAACAATCTGTCTCCAAAAACCTACCGCTGCTGTGTAACCGCGGGAGTATCCACCATCAACTCGTTCAATACTGCTTGCCCCAGACAGGCGGCACAATTCATCCCAGATAAGCTGTTCGAGCCAATCACATGAATCAATAATTATTGTCTGGTACTCATGTTGTTCTATCGCAAGAGCTGATAGATAACTTTCCACATCGCTATATTTTTTAGCCATGGGGAAACTTGCACAGTTTATTTCGTTTAATCCATCTTCGGTTGGTATGAAGATTGGATTCGGTGCCTGCGCTGCAAATGTTGATTTGCCAATTCCTTCTGTGCCGTAACGTAAAATTCGCGGCGGCGATGATTGCTTGCCTGTTCTGATTTGTTCTAACACTGACATGTTTTTTCCTTTCGATAAATTAAAGTTTTTTTCCAGATTCGATTTCTTGTTGGTTTATTTCGTCAAGTGAGACTTCGGTTGGCGGTGTTTCGGGCAGCTCGCTTTCCTGATCGCTTATAGCAAGTCTGCTTCGCTCCGACATCTCATCTAATGTTTGCAAGCACATACTATAAAAATGAAGCTTATTGCTGTTTACTTTTCTGATGACATAGTTGGCTGCTATTGTACGTGCCCGGCGAAAACCGAATTTTTGAAATTCAGCTACAACATCCGGCATCATCCGATATTGCCAGGCATCGAGCATATCGCGATAACCCTCAAACCAGCCGCAAACGATAGAATTGTTTGGCATTTGAAGTCTTGCCTTCATAAGCGCCTTTAATGCTGCTTCAATACCTTGGCTTTTAAGAACACAATCCACTTTGCGAAGCATTATTCTGCCCTTTCGCATTTTTTCCGCTTCTTGTGCAAGCCTTTTTTCCGATTTCTTTGCTTTTGTCTGTTCTTCCATTTAAAAAACTCCTATTAAATGATTTTTGCTTTAGCTAAAATATTGTTGGCATTTTCGATTTGACGTTGACGTGATTTTTCCGAGCGAGGTTTGTTTTTTAGATACGCAGGTTTATGAAAAGATCGCCGAGCCTTTGCCTCATCGAGCCTAACTAGCTCCTCAAAGAATCTCTGCATTGCTTCCTGGCTGGTAAATATCCTTGAGCCGCTGCGGAGGTATTCCAAATTTATTCCTTTTAGACCCTTTTTGCACCATCGCCAAAGCGTAGATATATGGATTCGATTTTCATTGACCCTCGGCAGAAGCTGCGCTGCCTGGTTGAGCGTTATTAAGTTTTCAGTTTTCAAATCGATACTCATGATTGAGTGCCTTTCTATAAATAGGCGTGGAGGCCTTGTGCTTTCTTAAAAATGCTTGATTTCAGTTCAAAATCGCAGAAAAATTCAGACATGGTGGCCTTGTAGGTGGCCTTGTTCATAGATTGTCCTCCTGATCGTCATCCACGTCCTCAGTGTAACTTTTGTAATCCTTACAATCTTTTGAAGAAGCCTTTTGGCTGGCCTTTAGCACACTTACTACATCAGACCAGCCTGGCATATCGAGAGTACTTCTGGCAATGCCTGCTTTTCTTGTCAATTCGCGAGCGGAAATTGTAGGGTTCCGCCAAATCAAACCAATACAATAAGCCTTGCGGTCAAAATCTTTTGGGAAAGATTGTGTAGGGACGCATTTAATATGAGTAGTTGGCAGATTTCCATTGCTCAATATTGCTGTTATCTCGGCAAGACGCGCAACTATGCGAGCCTGTTCGGCAAGCAAGTCTGCCTGTGTCTGCGAATCCAACTTCGCCGCAAGAACCGTTTTTTTAGAAAATTCATTCAT